GTCAACGGCGACCTTGCGCTTCAAAGGCCAGCCGGGTCGAGCGTCGAACTGACCATCGATCAGGGCAAATACTTCGCCGCCATCATCGATGACGTGATCGAGAAGCAGTCCGACATTAACAACATGAGCCTCTGGTCGGATGACGCGTCCGAGCAGATGAAGATCGTTGTCGATACCGACGTTCTGACCTTCTTGTTGGGTCAGGCCAACCCCGGCAACAGGGGGCTGGCGGCGGGCGTCATCTCGAACAACATCAACCTCGGCGTGACGGGAACTCCCATTGCCTCGGTTGGTCGCAACCCCTCCACGGGGCAGGTTGAAATCATCGATATCCTTCTTCGCTTGGGGCAGGCGCTCGATGAGCAGAACATCCCCGAGACGGGGCGCTGGGTGGTTATGCCCACTTGGGCGACGTTTCAAATCAAGCGTTCAGAACTGCGCGAAGTCTTTGTGTCGGGCGACAGCGTGTCGATTTTGCGCAACGGCAAGTTCGGGCAGATCGACAGGTTCACAATCTACGCATCGAACCTTTTGCCCAACGGCGTCGCCGCTGGTCTGGCGGCGGGCGAGTGGCCCATCTTCGCGGGTCACGCGCACGGTCTGACGTTCGCCTCGCAGTTGACCAACGTCGAGACGATCCGTTCCGAGCGCACCTTCGGCCAAATCCTGCGCGGCCTGCAAGTCTATGGCCGTCAGGTCTTGGACAACAAGGCGCTGGCGCAGGCCATCGTTACACAGGTCGCCGGTACGTAACGTCTTTCCTGTGGCGTTGCGTGGCGTCTGTTAGGCCCCGGCATCCTATTAGGGGTGCTGGGGCTGCTCCTTACCCACTGGGTTAAAATGGCTCAGCGTTATCGAACCGTATCAGAATACTTAGCGATAGCGCGGCTTGGCCTCCAAGACGCGGTGTCGCCGTATCGCTACCCCGACACGACGTTGTTGGGGGCGTTGAACATCGGATTGAGCGAAATGGGCCGTATCCGGCCCGACGTGTTTTTGGACCTCAAGTATCAGCGACCTTTGCGTAAGGGCGATACTGATGATGGCTCCCCGCCAGTCTACACGCCGGACGACGTGGCAGTCAACCCGGATGGGACTTACTCATTGGGTAAAGGTACTCTCGTGCCGGTTCCGGGTAAGTACGTGTCGTCACTCGACTGGTTCATCAATGGCTGGTCGCAGTTCCTCGACGTGACCGATACGCAGGATGCTCGTGCGCAAGGGTTCATGGCTAAGTTTCAGTCGCACCTAACCACGTTAACGGCAGCGTGAGGAAGCCATGACCACGACCAATATGGCTCGACTGAACGACATGGTTCGCATGACGTGCGGAGGCGCGCTCGACGGCGTCATCCGTATGGAAATGTTCAATGCGCTTAAGGAGTGGTTTCAGCGCACGGATAGTTGGCTGCTTGAAGTCCCGATTTATATTCAGCCCAACACCAATGACTATCAGGTTAACACCGGGCAGAGTGTCAGTGTAAACCGTCTCGTTGGTTTGGACCGTCCGAACTCACCCCCACCGGCTGGTGAGGCTCTTGTTCCGCCGTACCTCCCCATGTGTCCTCCCCAGTATCTCACGACATATGACCGGCAAGGATCAGAGGCTCAAGACCCGGATATGCGGAGCCAGCGGGTGGGGGTCCTTTTGAACGCAGGGGCGAAATGCCCAATCCTACGCATACGTGACAACCCGAGCGCCAACGAGATATGGATCGCAACCCTCGCGTTGAATATCTGTGATCCAGTGGATAGCGAGGGCTTCACTCAGCCGCCTGACTGGGTGATGGAGAAATACCTTAACTATCTCGCCAACGGCGTGAACATGCGCTTGATGCTGCAACCCGGCAAGCCCTATTCGTCCACGCAGGGGGCGCAGTTCCACGGGCGTATGTGGAACCAAGGCATCGGCTTGTGTCGCACCGAAGTGCGGCGCATGTTCACCTATGGGTCACAACGCTGGAACTTTCCCGGTGGCTGGAATGCGAGCGTCGGGCAGTTCAACGTGGGGGCGCGATAATGAACTACCCCTATCTGATCCCCGGCACGCAGGCCGACCCGGCGTCATTCGCCGCCAATACCACCCTGATCCTTGGGACGTTGGACAAGCCGCTCGACGCGAGGACGCTGGTCACAGTGGACTATTCGGGGATCATTCCCGCTGACACGGTGGCTAATTACTCGATCAGGGTGAAGCCGGGTGGCGATCCGCAGCTATGGATAGAGGACGCGACGGTTGACTCCACAAACCTGTTGTTGACGTTCTTCGTGAGCGAGGGCATCGGCGGCGGTGCATATGAGGTTATCGTCACCGCGAAGATGGTGAGCGGTAACATCCGCTCTGATATGCTGACGGTCAACGTGATGGGCGAAGGGTGCGCCTGTATCCCCATGCCAGCTTACCCACGGGGTAACTCGGTCAGTGGCGATGGCAGCGTCTACATGAATGACCGCCCACGGTTCTTTGTCAGTCTAACCGCGCCAATTGGCGCGCACGTGCTGGACCGCTGGTACGCCAGCGCGACCGGCTCGATCTATGACTACGTGACCAACGGGCTTACCTCTTGGTGGGAGGAAGCGACGCTTGGCGGCGGTGGCGGGTATGGAGCCAACATCGTCAAGATGAACCCCATCGTGCCGGATGGCGTCACCTTCGAGTTCACGTTGACAGCGGTGGATGGCACGGCGGTTGACATTCAGACTTCCAACAATCTGCTGGTGTCGGTGGACGGTGTGTGGCAGGAACCGACAGCGCAGTATGGGGCATCGGTGGATATCATAGAGTTCACCCAACCGCCCTTCGCAGACTCGGTTGTGTTCATGTTGTGGCTATCGCCGCCACCCGACACGCCTCCCCCACCCCTTAGAGCGATAGGAGAAGGGTCGTAATGAAATTCGCCCTCCCTTCCGGCGTCGTCAACACGGACAGCGCATACTACTATCCAGACGACACGATGACGCTTGGTCCGTTGGTCAAAGAGCCAAACGATCAGACGCTCATCATTATTGACTACAGCCAGCTTACGCCGTCGCATATCGTAGGCGGGTATGACTTCCTGCTCGATGTAACGAGCAACCCTGCGTTGGTGGTGAGTTACCCACAGGTTAACGCGGAACAGGACATACTGACGTTCTTGGTGAGCGGTGGCATCGTCGGGCAGCAATACAACCTGACGGTGCGAACCACCATCGATATCAATCAGCGGCTCGACGTGCTGACGATCAACATACCATCGTCGGCGGATTGCTGCGAGCGCATCAACCCAGTCCCAACGATCTACAGCCAGCTACCGCTGGGTGACCCGACGCAGGGGTATGTCAACACGGGCGTGCGCTATTTTTGGGGGAGCGCCCCGCCGAACGCCCCGAACGTAATGGATCAATGGTACAGCCCTGATACGGGTGTGCTATCCGAGTGGGTGACGGATGGCACCCAGTATCGCTGGCAGGTCCTGATGAATGAGGGCTTGGTGGAGGAAGCGCCAGCCGACGATATTCTCTATGGTCGCTACAACGGCTACTGGGTACGCACGCCTATTCAGTCGGACGCGCTGGCTGACGGCAGATTGTGGGCGCGGCAGAACAACCTATGGGTGCCTGTCCCCGATATCATGGATGACGCGCCGAGCACCAATTTTTTCTTCGGGCGGTTCAATGGCGGTTGGGAAGAAATACCGATCCAGTCGGATGCGCCGAACGACGGCAACGCGTATATACGCCAGCGTAACGCGTGGGTGGGGCAATACCCGTTCTTCCCCGATGCGCCGCAGGATGGAGTGCTTTACTCCCGTATCGATAGCAACTGGATGGCGACACCCATTCAGGAGGATGCGCCGAACAACGGCGAGTATTTCGTTCGTAATAACCGCCAATGGATAGCGGTGCTGTTCAACAGCTTTATCACCGATGCGCCGACCGATGGCACGCTGTACGGACGGCAAGACGCCGGGTGGGCAGAAGCTTACCCAGCGAGTAACCCGGCGAACTATGTTCCGTTGAGTGTGTTGACGGCCACGCTGCTCGCTTTCATGCCGCTACGGGGAGGTACGTTTACTGGTGCGATTAGCACGCCGGGGTTGATCCTCCCGAATGGGCCAGCAACTCTTTCGATAAGCGGGGGCCAGCCGGGGCAAATCCTTGTCGCCGCGAACACTCAATCTACGCTCGCATGGGGGCCTTCCCCCATCCCCGAGCCGCCGAGCGATGGCGTAGCGTATGCTCGTCAGAATGGCGTATGGGTGCCAACCGCCTCCGGGGCTGGCGTGGCTGACGCACCGACCGATGGCACCACGTACTCCCGTAACGATGCTGCGTGGGTGCACCTTATTCATTCTGATATCACGGACTGGGACACAACGCTTACCGCGCTCCTAACCCCCTATGCGCTGATCACGATGGTGCCGTTGGGATCGACTTCGTTCCCAATCATGGATGGTGCCGGGGCTATCGGCACGTCGCTGCGCTGGGCGCGGGCTGACCATGTCCACGATACCGATACGTCGCGCTATGCGGCGAGTAACCCAGCGGGTTACCAGACGGCGGCACAGATGGCGGCAGCGCTGGCCCCTTATGCACCTATAACATCAGTGCCAGTCGCATCGAACGCCGCTCCACAAATGAACGGCACGGCTGCGCCGGGTGGAAGCGTTGCATTCTCTCGTGCCGACCACGTCCATCCATCTGATACGTCACTTTACCCAGCGAGTAACCCGGCAGGATATCAGACGGCGGCACAAGTAGGGGCTGCGATATCGACCGCCGTAACGAACGCTAACATCGATTGCGGCACCTACTAACCCCTATATAGGGAAAAGTCTTATGACCGGACGGGTACAGACCCTACGATCCAACGTCTCAGGCAATCGGCCAGTAGGCCATCAGCCGGGGGAGCTTTACGTCAACTGGGCAGATAATCAGTTTGGCGTCGTCAACTCGGCTAACGCTGCACAAGACCTGATCGCTGTCAGGTACTTCTCCACCGCTGCGAATTACGTCATTGGCGACTTCGTCATCCAAGGCGGGCAGCTTTATCGCGCTGTCGCCGCGTCCGCCGCCGGAGTGTTCATCCCTGCGAACTGGTCGCAGATTGGTGGCTCAGTCGGTATTGGCGTTAACCCACCGGGTAACCCGCAACCCGGCACGTTGTGGTGGGATACGACCGGGGGTCAGCTTTACGTTTGGTATGATGACGGCGATACCAAGCAATGGGTGGTGGCAGTTAATCTCGCCAGCGCTCTTAGTCCTGCGACGACGACGGCACTGGGTGGTGTCAAGGTCGATGGGACTTCGATTAGTGCGGCGGCTGACGGTACAATTTCAACTGTGCTGACTCCGATAGGCGAT